ATGTATGTGGATATGACCAGAGAAAGGTTAGAAGACCTTTACAAAGAAGATAAAGATTGATATACTAAGAGGGTTAATCACCCTCTTTTTTTATGATTGGAAAACTAGATGTGGATGAAGATGTTATGGATGATTCCCTAATCGCAAAAAGAAAAGCAGCGGCAGTTATGAAGACAGTCTCTGGTAAACTGTCAGATACAATTGCAGCACTGGGTTGGGATTGTTATGATGATGTTGATGTAGAAATTGGTGGCACGTCAGTCTATGAGATTGATGGTGCTGGTACTAAGTGGGCACCTGTAAAGGGTACTCGTAAGTACAACAAAGATGCATTCATTATCATCAAGAACCGAGACCGTAACCCTACCGTTTCCTCAGAACCATTTGGTGAAGGAGAGTTCAAACCTGCTCATCCACTTATTGAAAAATGAAAGGGTTCTATTCAGTGTTCAATCCCAGAGGTGAAAAAATTGCTGACTGTGGTATCGAAAGAGATGCAGTCAATCTTATTGGTATGAGAAATCGTCGTTGGGATGGACACTATTATCAATTTACTCCTCTTCCTGGGGATATTGTTGATGTTTCCAATAAACAAATCACCACAAAGGAGGTCGAATATATTGAAGTTGGTGGACAAACCATTTCTATACAACAACTACCTCCTAAATAAATTTTAAAAGATTTCATTATGGTATTTACAGTATATTCAAAAGACGGTTGTCCTTATTGTACAAAAGTTCAACAGGTATTAAAATTAGCAAAGTTAGAACACGTTGTGTATAAACTTGATGATGACTTTGATAGAAATGAATTTTATGATAAGTTTGGTCAAGGTTCTACATTTCCTCAAGTGATTGTAGATGATAAATCTATCGGTGGCTGTATGGAAACAGTCAAGTATTTAAGGGAGCAAAAACTAGTCTAATGAATAGTAACTTTCACGAAGTCTATAGCGATGTAGAGAAAGCAATTGATTATGCTTTTGAGGGAAAGTTTGTTCTTAAATTTTACGATTATCTAAAAATTCGTAAAACAAAGAGAGACGAAATCAATCAGTTTATTGAGAGTTCCACTGCCACTGAAATCAGTAATCTTGTTATTGATCTTGAAGAATATCTTGAAGGTGGTAGTGATGATATTCACAAACAATTGCGTGAAGGTTATGGACACATTCCAAAACCACAAGCAAGAAAAATTAAAAATTACTTGTGTGGTATTTTAGAAGACGCTGGGAGATACAGCAATGACAAACGACCAGGAAGAAAAAGAAAGCAAACTAAATAAATCAAGAACCGAGATCAATCGGGGCATTGAATTATTACTTCGTAAAAGGAGGACGAAACCAGAACCACCAAAAACTTTTCAGATAAAGTTTGGTAAAATGGTCTCCTTCTTCCGCAGAGAGATTGTTTTACACCTGAATTTTTATCTGGACATCAGAAAAAAATAGTCTCTGGAGGACAGGAAGATGTTAGCAGTAACACTTACCATCAGCACACTCGTTTCAATAATGTTCTTTTTTGTTGGCGGTGTGGTAGGATGGTTGGCAAAAGAACATTTTTACACTTCAAACGTTGCGTTTATTCATCCAGAGATGTTTGATGAAAATGGAAATGTTCTCCCCGATGAAATTTTAGCAGTAAGATTTGAAAACGATTATGACTACGACGACGAAGAAGACGACAACTAGAAAAAAAGCGGGACCTAAAAAGGAAGTTCAACTTCCTCCCAATCCTTTCATTCACGAAGTTCTTGAACTTGCATCAAAGCAACGTTCAAAAGCAAAGAAAGTTGAAATTCTGAAGCAGTATGAAGACCCTTCTATCAAGGCAATCTTCATCTGGAACTTTGATCCCTCTGTGATTTCTGCAGTTCCTGAAGGTCCTGTTCCTTATAAAGAGAATGAAGTTCCTGTTGGAACTGATCACACTTCTCTTCGTAGAGAGTATAAGAACCTGTATCACTTCATCAAAGGTGGTAACGATGGTCTTTCTTCTCTGCGTAGAGAAACTATGTTCATTCAACTTCTTGAAGGACTTCATCCTAGTGAAGCAGAAATTATTTGTTTAGTGAAGGATAGACAACTTCAAACTAAGTATAATATCAAAGAAGATGTTGTAAAGGAGGCATATCCTGATATTCTGTGGGGAGATCGTTCTTGATGGCAAAAGGTTTAAAAGTAATCAACGCCGATTGTGATCCTACTCTGTCTGAAGATAAGTCGTTACCAAGTAACGCATATCTTGTTGAGTATATTCAAGATGAGGTTACTCACTTTGATATTGTAACTTGTCAGAAAATGTCAGAAATTTTTGACGAATACTACGACAAGTATAAAAAAGATCTTATTAATATTACCCAAACAGAGGGAAGAATTAATCCTAAACTCTGGGGTTATAGTAGTCCTGATAAGAAAAAGAAATGAAGGATGATGAATTGCGAGAGCAAATTAACGCTCTCATCCGTACCGAAATTCAAGATGTCATCAATGATTATGTTGATGAAACTGAGAACCAAGTATTCCGTATGGAACAATCAGGTCTCGGATTTGTTGAATCTGAGGATGACAAAGAATTAAAAGTGAATATTTCAAATAAAGAAGTAGACCTTCTTATTAAAAAATATAAGAAGATGAAAAAAAGCGAGCGTTCAAACTTAAGTCACATTAAGAAACTTGATGCTTGACAAGTGTTTTAAATAGTATTATGATCTCAACATGTAATTTTTAATCATGTATAAACCATACTCACCAGAGTGGCACAGATATAGATATCTGAAAGAAGCCATTGACAAGTACATTGATGACTATGTTGAGAACGATATCATCGTGAAAGATATCGTTAATATTATTGGTGAACGCCAAGAAACGGCGCACAAAGAGTATCTTAAATTAGAAGATTTAGAACTTAGAATCCGAGAGTAACTTATGCTTTCTACCCAATATAGACTTCGTTTGGAGTCCATTTGCCGTTGCATCGCAAACAAAGAAGAAGTTCCTCTAGAAGATATGATCTGGGCAGAAAAACTTGCCAAGGCACATACTCTCGCAAGAGATTGGTTACAAAAAGCACGTCGTCAAGCATCGCAAGATATCCAAGAGGGTAGCACTGATGATTTTCTGAATAGGATGGGGTTAGGAGACCCCGACCCATCCAATCACAAAACGGGGTTTGAAAGTGCTGATGAAATTGTAGATTGGTTTAATAGAGATAAACCAGATGATTGGAGGCAACGTGACTAGTGACTTTCTAGACAATCTAGCAAACCACCAGTATCGAAAGATGCATAAAAGTGAGTTTGAAAAGATTACACCAGAAACATACAAAAAGATGAACGAAGAGTTTGAGGAAGAAGGTCTTGCCTTCCGAATTGTTGTTCCTACTCAAGAAGAGATTGATGACTGGCGACAAAGTAACTAAACTGAATATCACCAAAAACTTGGTAGAAAAGATTGCTGAACTTCTAAATGCAGAGGTTCATTATTCTTATCTACTTAATCACAAAGGTGAGGAGAAAAGAAAAATTTCAATTATATACAAAGAAGAATGAAACAAGCACTTGTATATTCAAATGGAAGTCAAGAATCTGAAAGAGCAAAGATGGTTCTTGAGGCGTGTGGTCAAGAAGTAAAAGAGTTTTTGCTTGGTGCCGACTTCAGTGATAGACAGTTCCGTGCTGAGTTTGGTAGTGAAGCAGAGTATCCTCAGATTGCTATTGGACTCAACCATCGCGGAACACTGAAAGAAACTCTCAAGTTTATGAGTGACAATGGTATGTTCCTTTAGAAAATATTAAATTGTATTATAAACTACAAAACCACTTGACTATATAATTCATAAGGTCTATAGTAGACCTACGTTCATCCAATGGTATCTTTACTGTTGGCTTTCACCTTAGCCCATCACGATGCGTCACCTTATGGGTGGCATATGTCTTGTGAAAGGTTTTTACAACTAAGAGTTGAGACATCGATGCGAGACGACATTGACCAACGGTCGAAGTGGAATCTCATCCAGTATTTCAAATCTAAAGTTGGTGGTGAGTGCAACGGTACATTTACTTAGGACGCAAGTAAGTCGCGGAACGGAGCGTTCATCCCATGATTGATCTTCTACTTTATTCAGTTCTCTCTTGTCCAGAAGCTGACTCCATAATACTTCGTATTGAGTCACATAAAAATCTGAACGCAGAGTGGAAACTTGAACTGGTTGAGACCGTAAAGGAATCTGTGCCAGAGTGTTATCCATGGGACGCAAACGACTGAAGGAACGGGGCAAAAATCCCTAGTATTTCAGGAGTAAACTTATGAACACCCTTCAACTTATCAAGAAGCAGATCAACAAAGCATCTGCTGTTCACGATGCACAGATCACTCACACCGCATATCGTGGTGTAAAGTGTGAAGTTCATAAAGCAGGCAAGGAGTCTCACGGCACCTTCTGCTACCGTGGTCGCACCTACGTTAAGTGAAGTCATGGAAGCACTACAAATCGCAGGGTTAATTACCCTTGGTTGTGTTGCAGGCATGTCGCTACTATACGGAGAAATAATTCTCCTCAGCAAATGAACGAGAGGGTTGCAAAACCCTCTTTTTTTGTGTATAATTACTTCTGTGTGCGTCTATTGTATGGACAAAGAGAAACTAAAACTAATCGTAAGAAATTTAGAGTCACTTGTTGAGTGTCTTAAAAGTGAGGTGTATTCAGACACAGAATCATATCTAGAGTATGATAAGATTGCACCACTTATTACTGACTATGATGAAGTATTCTCCGATGACGATGGGTATCCAGACTAATGTATGAAGAACTAAACTGCTTTGAAGAAGCACTAAAACATTTTGGCACAAGAGTCGAGGTTATCTGTGCCATGGAACTTGGTGGTAGAATCAATCCTGAGGATGCCTATCAGATGATTAAAGAAGAAATGAAAGAAGTCAAAAAGTGTCGTAAGAAATTTATTAAACAAGGGGAATGTGAATGATTAATTCTGCCAAACTCATCTCTGTGACGCCTGATGCAGAAAAGCATATGGCATATTGTGCAAGAGTGAGCAATCCAAATAACCAGGACAATGAAAAGTATGATGGGTTGTTGAGGTATTGCATCAAGCATCAGCACTGGTCTATCTTTGAGCAAGCATTTATGACTCTGGAAATTAATACTACCAGGGGCATAGCAGCTCAAGTGCTCCGGCATCGTTCGTTCACATATCAAGAATTTTCACAACGTTATGCAGATTCATCTTTGCTAGGTTTTGATAAGATTCCTCTGCCTGCACTGCGTCGTCAAGATACAAAGAATCGTCAGAATTCTACTGATGACCTGGACCCGTTTGATGTTCAGAATCTAGAACTTCAGATGCAGACTTTGTTTGACTCTTCTATGGCACTATACGAACAGATGCTAAAGCGTGGAGTCGCAAAGGAGTGTGCTCGTTTTGTGCTTCCACTCGCCGTGCCCACAAAAATGTATATGACCGGTTCTGTAAGATCGTGGATCCATTATATTGATCTGCGTTCTGCTAATGGAACTCAGAAAGAACATATGGATATTGCAAACTCTGCCAAAGAAATTTTCTGTGAGCAGTTTCCTGCTGTTGCTACTGCTCTCGAATGGGTAGAAGAATAAATACCAATACATCACTCTATTACACAACTGGACAAACCGCGTATGCCAACATATAGATTTGAAAATACTGAGACGGGAGAGGTCTTTGAGAAGTGGATGTATATGGCAGAAAAGCAGCCATACCTAGAGGAAAACCCACATCTTAAACCACTTCTTCCAACACAAATGAATGTCGGGGAAGTTGGAGATTGGGCAAATAAACTTGTTAAACAAAAACCTGGTTGGAATGAAGTTCTAACAAGAGCATCTAAAATGCCAGGAGCAAACGTTAAACCGATTACTTGATTTTATGCCACGTAAAAGAGTAGACAGTCCAGTAGTTCCGTTCGGAATGAGTAACAAACAAATGAAAAGAAAAAAACCAATCAATCTTGATCTTGCGAAAAAGATTGAACCTCTCACTCAAAATCAAGAAGAACTTTTCCGTTGCTATAAACTGGACCAAAACTTAGTTGCCTATGGTGCAGCAGGAACAGGAAAGACGTTTATCACCCTCTACAACGCTCTCAGAGACGTTCTGAGTGATAAATCTCCTTATGATAAGATTTACATCGTAAGGTCCCTTGTAGCGACTCGTGAGATTGGTTTCCTTCCTGGAGATCACGAAGATAAATCTTCTCTTTACCAGATTCCATATAAGAATATGGTGAAGTATATGTTCGAGATGCCCACGGATGCAGACTTTGAGATGCTCTACGGTAATCTGAAGACTCAAGGAACTATTTCTTTCTGGTCTACATCGTTCATTCGTGGAACCACGCTCGATAACGCAATCATCATCGTTGACGAATTCCAAAACTTGAATTTCCACGAACTTGATAGTATAGTTACTCGTGTCGGTGAGAATACAAAGATTATGTTCTGTGGTGATGCTACACAGTCTGACCTTACAAAGACGAATGAAAAGAATGGAATCTCTGATTTCATGAGAATTTTGAGAGCAATGCCATCGTTTGATGTCATTGAGTTTGGTATTGAGGATATTGTCCGTTCTGGACTCTGTAAAGAATACCTTGTTGCAAAAACTGAATTGGGTTTTTAATGTTTAATCATATTGATTTGAATCTCCCGTCTTTGGAACGCGAAACCATTGACGGGGTTCGTTATTATAAAGTACCAGGAGAAGAAGGACTGAAGAAGTTAGTTTCTATCACTTCAGTCACTTCTCATTTTAATAAAGAAAAGTTTGCTGCTTGGCGTAGGAAAGTTGGTGAAGAGAAAGCCAATAATATTACACGCAAGGCAACGAGTCGTGGCACAGATATGCATACTCTTACGGAGTATTATCTGAAAAACGAAGAACTTCCTACAGTACAACCAATTTCAGAGCATTTATTCAAGATTGCTAAACCTGCTCTGAATCGTATAAATAATATTCGTGTACTGGAAGGTTCTCTCTACAGTCAATACTTAGGTGTTGCAGGAACGGTTGACTGTATTGCTGAATTTGACGGAGAACTTTCAATCATTGATTTCAAAACATCAAAACAACCTAAACCACGAGAATGGATTGATGGTTATTTTGTTCAATGTTGTGCATATGCATGTATGCTTCACGAATTGACTGATATTCCAGTTAAAAAATTCGTGATTATCATGGCATGTGAAAACGGAGAAGTTGAAGTTTACGAAGAATACGATAAAGCAAAATATATTAAGATGCTTACGCAATATATCAAGAAGTTCGTAGATGATAAGTTAGAACAATATTCTTGACATCAAGATAAGTTATCTGTAGAATATCATGAGACTTTGGGTATAAGAATTTGCACATTACAGTCCTAGGCACTATGGAGAATGAATTAGAAAAGGTATTGGAAAGTAAATTCTTTTGCCAGTCTCGTTTTGCACAGGAGATAGAAGAACTTGTTCGTGATAATTCAGATATGAATTATATTGATGCGATAGTTCACTTCTGTGAGAAGAACAATATTGAGTTAGACTCAGTACCGAAACTAATATCAAAACCGTTGAAAGAAAAGATTAAGTATGAAGCAATGGAGTTAAACTTCCTTAAGCGAACCTCCCGAGCAAAATTGATCTTTTAATCCATTTTTGGTCGAAAAAAAATCCGGCAAAAATTTTACGCGATTACCTTTTTATAATGGCACCTTTTGAAGCTTATAAAACGTATCTTGCTCTGAAGAATCATTTTACCAAGATTACATACGATTATCATAAGTACAACAAAAAAACCAGAGCAAGTCTTCAAGCATTTTATAAACGTAAAGATAGATTCTGGTTTGAAAAAGTATCAAGACAAAAAACAGAGAAAGAAGTAGAGCACTTTTTCGTTTCTAATTTTATCACCTGTAGTGACCCACAAACTTTGTGGATTGGTGAGATTATCAGAAATGGAGAGGGAAACTATAAGCAATGGCAAAAGAAAATTCAATCACTGTCATACGTTTTTAAAGAAGAGGTGGAATCAGTTTTTGCTGATGTAAATTTTGATTTTTTGTTTCATGTAGAGGGTTCTAGACACCCTCTTATTTTAAAGATGCACCTTCAAGGTAAGATATCTTTGGAGACAATGATCATATTAGATAGAATTCTTGGATATAAAAGAAAATTTGATAAGAAATTAGATGATCCAGTGTGGCAACTGACATCCATGAAAATGGATAAGTATAGTCCGTTTCTAAATACTGACGTATTTCGTTATAAAAAAATTCTTAAACAAGTAGTTATAGGAGAGAAATGAGTTTCTTTGATTCAGAAGTTGTCCGTGCAGAGATGACCGAAATTTCAGAACTTCAAGAAGAAGTTTATAAAAGTGTATTTGATTTTCCTCGTATGAACAAGGAAGAAAAAATCCACCATGTTGGGATGTTAGAGCGTTTGCTGAATAAGCAAAAAATTCTTTACACCCGTATGAGTCTCTCTGATGATCCAGAAGCAAAGGAAATGAAAAAGCGGATGTCTGATTCTGCTGCTATGATGGGGTTGCCCCCTGATGTAGATATGAACATTATTTTTAAGAATATGTCCAGTCTCCTGGAAACTATGCGTAAACAGATTGACAGTACAGGTTCCGACCTGTAGAATAACGAAGTCCAAACAAGCCAAATCTAAACAAACCGAGGTAATCCAAATGTCTTTTGCAAATCTTAAAAAGCAGTCTCAACTTGGTTCTCTGACTGACAAACTGGTCAAGCAAGTTGAAAAGATGAACAATAATGGTGGTGGAGGCGCTGATGAGCGTTTCTGGAAACCTGAAATGGACAAGACTGGCAATGGTTATGCAGTCATTCGTTTCCTGCCCGCTCCTGATGGTGAAGATCTTCCCTGGGTGAAGATGTATTCCCACGCTTTCCAAGGACCTGGTGGTTGGTATATTGAGAACTCTCTGACCACTCTGGGTCAGAAAGACCCTGTTTCTGAACACAACCGTGAACTGTGGAACAGTGGTATTGATGCAGACAAGGAGACTGTTCGTAAGCAAAAGCGTAAACTGTCTTACTACGCAAACATCTATGTTGTGCGTGACCCTGCTCACCCCGAGAACGAAGGTAAAGTCTTCCTTTATAAGTTCGGCAAGAAAATCTTTGATAAGATTCTTGCTGCTATGCAACCTGAGTTTGAAGATGAAGAACCCATCAACCCCTTTGATTTCTGGAGTGGTGCTAACTTCAAACTGAAACTGAAGAAAGTTGCAGGATACTGGAACTATGACTCTTCTGAGTTTGATCGTGTCAAACCCCTTCTGGACGATGATGATGCACTTGAATCTCTTTTGAAGAAAGAGTATTCTTTGAGTGCTCTCGTTGCCGAAGACCAGTTCAAGTCTTATGATGACCTGAACAAGCGTCTGAAGTATGTCCTAGGTCAGAAGTCTGTCCCATCAACTGTTCGTGAACAAGAAGAACAGTATTCTAGTTTCGAGCAACGTACTCCCACTCGTGAAGAGAACGTAATGCAAGAACTGGAGCAGTCTTACCAACGTAGTAAGTCTGAACTCCCTGCAGATCTGAAGCAAGAACTGGACAATCTTGGTCCTCGTTCTGACTTCAACGCATCAGACATCACCCCTTCTAATTCTTCTGAAGAGGAAGATGATGCTCTGTCTTACTTCCAGCGTCTTGCTGAAGAGTGATTATTCGTATAATCTAACGTTATCACCTTTTTTCAGGGTGGGGGTCAAGTATTGATCTCCACCTTTTTTATATGGCATAATTTCTTCAAGATCATTCTTGATAACATTTAGATAGTCAGGTTTTAAGACATAGATATTTCTCTTATCATCTTCAAGTCTTTCCTCGTACTGATAATTTGTTACTTCCCTGATGAAAGAACTTGTTGGAATAATCTGATATAATTCTAAGGAATCATCATAGTATTGAAAGTAGTAAGAATTACCACTAGTTTCTGACTCGAACAGAACTTCTTCTGAGTTGTTAGAACTCATTATTGGACTTGCTATTGTTGGCACTGATGTTAATTCATATGTAAATGCTCTAGCAATATTATCACTGCCGACTGTGACTACACTAGTGACAATAAATCTTCCATTGTATTCATTTTCAGAAACGTTATC